AGAGTTTGTCATTCAGACTCAAGATGAGAAATATCCTCAATCAATCAACTTTCAAATCTCAAATAATAACATGGCTCAGCTCAATGGCATCAACATTGGTGAAGAGGTTGAGGTATCATTTGATATTAGAGGAAATGAATACAATGGAAAGTATTACAACAAGCTGAATGCTTTTAAAGTTGAATCAACATTATTCTAATGAAAGATATAACTGTTTGGATCCTATCCCTATTCCTGCTCATTGCGGGAGTAGGGTTGTTCTATTATGGACTTTATTATTTTTTCGGAGTCATTGGAGTATTCACGTTCATAGCACTAACTGCATTCTGGCTGGTATTAATAAGATTTAAAAAATGAAAACCATAACAATCTATCTCAAGACACCAGATGATAACATCAAGGAATGGATGATTAGAGAAACAAAATCACGAATCAGCAACAGATATAAACAAATCCACATAGCTGAAGATATCGGAGTCAATACAACTCAGCTTTGGAGATTCATGAATGAGTCAAAGGTATCTGAGGACTTTTACATCAAATGGTTTAAATGGTATTCTAAAATATCATAACTTAGCAATGTGGAATTTTGGAAAAAAGAAGCCTATCTCATTGCCGGTAAAATCACCGGAGGGAATCCAATATCTTCAGACTTGGTCAGCCACGTCTATCTATTGGTGCATGAGCTTAACATCAGACCAGAGGATCTTCCAAGAGTGTTTGCAAGATACGCATACAACCAGTATAACTGGAGGGATTCCACATTCAACAAGTTATTCAAGACACATGATGAACTCCCAGATATGGAGTCAATGCAATCAGATGAAGAGGCATATCAAGTCACAACAGCACAGAAGCTATTGGATGATTATCTTCATCAGAGTCCTGAAGATGATCAGAAGATGTTCACAAAGGAGATCACAAAGATGCATCTGATGGGGATGACATATCGAGAGATTAGGACATTGACTGGCATCAGCCTTGATACAATTCATTTAGCAATAAAACAATTCAAATATGATTTATCTGATTATAATAATTCTTCCAATAGGATTTGCGAGAGCTCTCCAGAGCTTCAATCTTCCTGACATTAAACCATTCAACTGTCAGAGCTGTCTATCCTTTTGGGTAGCTGTCATTGGTGCATCATTCTTTGACTGGCATCTGATTGGATTAGCATTCATTACCTATTTATTGTCTGACTTAATATTGATTTATGAAAGTAAGTGATGAACTACTCCAGCAAGCTGATAGATTCAGTTCAACCAGATCCTTTGCTCTTGATAGTACTTTAAAAAGAGAGCTTGCTACATGGTACAAAGCAATGGGATTTGGAAAGCTAAACATTTGTTGCTCAACTTGTGTTCGAAATGCAATGGGAAAACTACTCAAGTCAATCAATGATGGTGAACAACTTAAACCTCGTATTCATTTCATAGGAATTAAACAATGATAGTCACAGCTCCAATACCTGTATTTGGCAGATTTCCTCTTGTTAGATTAACTATCTCAAGACTTAAAAGGCAAGGTGTCACTCCGATTGTTTTAGGTCATGAGAGAGAGGCAATGGATATCGCTCAACAAATGAATGTTGAATTCATCTCAATTGACAATGATCCACTTGGCAACAAATGGAATAAAGGATTCCAAGCTTCAAAGAATTACAATGCAGATGCTGTCATCTTCATGGGATCATCTGACTGGTGCAGTGATGGATACATTGAGAGATGCAAAGAGCACAGCAAGGACTTTGGAATGATTGGCATGTTAGGATGTCATTTCGTTGATATTAGCGAAACGATAAGACTTGTACATTGGAAAGGATACAAGGATCAGATGAGACAAAATGAGCCAATAGGGATTGGTCGCTTTCTTAATAGAGAATTCCTTGAAAGAATCAACTGGACTCCATTCAATCCTCAACTCAACTCTGGTCTTGACTGGTCCATGTGGCTCAAGGCTATGAAAACAAATCAAGAGATTGGAATCCTTGAATGTGATAGTTCAGTCCAGTTGCTATCCATCTCAACAAACAAATGGAGCAATAAACATAAGTTCACAGATCATTGGACTGGATCGCTGAAGTCAGAGAGATGTGATGTGGCATTGCTTGAGAAAGAGTTTAGTGAATTAAAAACTTTATTATGAGTGCGAAAGATAAAGCAATTGAATTAGTTGAAAAATTTAAGTTTGAAACAACAGAAAGTGAGGTTTTAAATAGAATTATTATTGGTGATATATCTGTTTCATTTAAACATCATAAAGCAAAACAATGTGCATTAATATGCATTGATGAAATGCTTGATTTTAGAAATGCCTTATATATCAATGAAGGTAGTTTAGCATATCAATGGCTATTGGATGTAAAACAAGAGATACAGAAACTATGAACCAATCCCACATATCTGAATCTCTGGCTGGACTCGATCAAGGTCTTATTGAAAAGTATCAACTCATGGAATACATCTCTCCAATACTACCAACTATCTTCATGGGAATGTACAGAGAGGAAGATTTCAATCTGCTATCTGGTCACATTGGAGATGGCACAATTGTATGGTTTGGATCAGATGCAAAAGATCTTTCAGAAAATTGGATTGATATGGTCAATAAATTCGTTAACATAGCAGTGAGTCATCAAGTGCTTGACACATTAGAATCAAAAGGAGTTGAGGCAATATACTATCCATTCAATGCTGTTGTACCTCATCATTGGCAACTTGTGCCAAATGGAGATAAGATCTTCTGGTATTCAGGCAACTCTCCAGAATTCTATGGACAAGAACTAATCAATGAAATCAAAGAACGCATCAATATCCCTATCATCAGAGCAGGTCATGATACATTCACAAAGGAACAACTCAAAGATGTTTACGCTCAATGCTTTCTCAATCTTAGGTTAACTCCTCATGATGGATGTCCAAATACAAACATTGAGATGGGACTCATGGGAAGACGTTCTATTTACAATGGTGATCTTCCAGCTTCAATTCCTTGGCAGTCAGTTGATGATATTTGTCAATCAATTATGAGAGAGTATTCAACTCGGCATGTGGATAATGTGTATATTAGTAGAATTTATCATAACTTTGTTAACTATGAAAGAATGTCAACGCTGTTTATTTAATGAAACCATTGCCTCAATAGGTTCAGAACAATGTGAGTATTGTGACCTCCATGATGAACTGGAGAGACAATCAAATCCCCTTGAGCTTAAGTTCATTGTCAAAGAGATTAAGAATAAAGGCAAGGATAAAAAATATGATTGCATTATGGGTATCTCTGGAGGGATTGACTCATCAACACTATTATTCACAGCTGTCAAGTATTGGAATCTCAGACCACTTGTAATCCATTTCGATAATCATTGGAATGCTCCTGAAGCTGTTCATAATATGACTCAGTTGGTGAAGCTGTTGGGAGTTGACTCTATCACATACACTGTGAACAAAGAGGAATATGATAGACTCAATGACGCATTCCTTTGGGCAGGTGTTCCAGATGCTGATATTCCAAATGATATCGCAATGACAAAGTTCATGTATGATACAGCATTCAAGTACAATATCAAGTACATTCTCAATGGGCATGATTTCAGAACAGAAGGATCAACTCCAAAGGGATGGACTTATATGGATGCAAAATACATTCAATCAGTTTACAACAAATATTCTGGACTCAGACTCCAGAACTATCCCCTATTCACTTTCAAGGATCAACTATTCTATGCCTTGTTAGGAATCAAGAATGTGAGACCATTCCACTATGGCTTTGATAGAGACTCAATGGAGGCTGAGATGAAGAGACTAATCAACTGGCAAGATTATGGTGGCAAGCATTGTGAGAATGTTTACACTGAATTTGTTGGTTCATTCCTTCTGCCTGAGAAGTTTGACATTGACAAAAGAATTGTTTACCTTTCAGCTCAAGTGAGAAGTGGAAAGCTAACAAAGGAGCAAGCCAGAGAAAAATTAAAACAAAAATCAGAGTTCGATTTTACAAAGCTTGGATCTTCCGCTGAGAGGATGCTCAGACTGGTCAATATCAGAAAGAGAGACAGATCAGAATTTGATAGATACGACTTTAAAAAATACAAGCATCTCATCTGGATACTTGCAAAGCTTAAAGTGGTGCCATATACTTTTTATGTTAAATATTGTAATTAATCGAACAATAATATATAGTAATAAAACTGACTAATGTATTGATATATTGGTTAGGATAAATCATGTCCAATTATGGCGTATACTCCAGAACAAGTTGATAAGTTAGAAGAGCTGGCATGGATATATGTCCAGGAATGCTTGAACAATACAAAGTCAACAATATCTCCAAGAGGGGATGTTATTCAGATTCCAGATAGACATATTCCAACAATTGACTACTTTCTTAATATCTGGATTCCTTTGAGAGAGAAGATGGATCTTATAAATAGAAGGACTTGGTACAGATGGTTGAGAGAGGAAGGAATCAAAAGTCACACTATTAAAAATATCGAGGGGGAGTTTGTTGCTCTTGGCAAGGACATTGTGGCCAATGAAGGCAAGGGGATATTCTATGCCAAGAATAAATTCGGCATGCATGACAGACAGCAAGTTGAGACTCGCAATGTAGAGAAGTTTGATTTTGAATGAGTACAATCAAAGGTTACAAGCCTCATGACAATCAGAGACTTATTCATGATGCAATCAACCATGGTCATGAGAAGTACTATGCTCTCAACATTGGTAGGCAGTTCGGCAAGACAATGCTTGGCATCAACCAACTACTTTGGTGGGCAATCAATGACAAAGGCTGCAAGATTGCTTGGGTTACTCCAGTTTATAAGCAAGGCAAGAAAGTATTCTCTGAAATGGAGAGGGCAACCACAGCCAGTGGATTGTTTACTTTCAATAGATCTGATCTGATGATCACTGGCTTTGGCTCAACCATTGAATTCTTCTCTGGAGAGAGACCAGATAATATCCGAGGTAACACATTTGATTACATGGTTGTGGATGAGATGGCGTTCACCAGACCTGAACTTTGGGATGAGGTGTTGAGTGCAACGGTCCTGGTCAAAGGAAAGAAGATCATATTCATCTCAACTCCGAAAGGAAAGAATCATTTCCATAAGCTGTGTATGCAACCAAACTATGATGAGAGATATGCTTACTTTCATTTCACATCATATGACAATCCCATGATTGATCCAAGAGAGTTGGATGAGAGAAAGCGATCCCTTCCAGATTATGTGTTCCGACAAGAGTACTTGGCTGAGTTCATTGACAATGCAAGTGGTATCTTCAGGAATGTATCTGATTGCATTGGCACTGGAGTCAAGACTGCAAAGATGTACGCTGGCCTTGACATTGGTAGAGCAGATGACTACACTGTGTTAACTGTCATCAACCAAGAGGGGCAGATGGTAACGGCTCACAGATGGAGGCATGATGAATGGAGCAAGATCATTGAGAAGGTGGCAACACTGATTAAGCAATACAATGCAACCACATTGGTGGAGGTCAACAATCAAGGAGATGTATTCTTTGAGATGCTTCAAACAAGATGCAAGAATCTCATCCATCCATTTGTTACCACATCCAAAACAAAGCCAATCATCATTGAGGATTTAGCTGTGGCATTCGAGCAACAGGCAATCTCAATTGTTAATGAGCAATGGTTGATTGATGAGCTTGATAATTTTTCCTATATTTACAATCCGAACACAAGGAATGTGAGTTATTCTGCTCCAGCTGGATTGCATGATGATGGTGTCATCTCAACAGCACTGGCTTGGCATAGTAGAAAGGAATTCACAAACCGAGGAAGATATATGGCTTTGAGAGTATGAAACAGCTTGAGATAAAATTACCAACAACACTATCAGCATGCACCCCTGAACAGATGACTCGCTGGCTGATGATGGCAGAGGCAATGAAGGAGCAGAGGGAGGATGACATTACACAACTGTTGATCTTCCAATGTCAGTTGCTCAGTTTATTCAGTGGGGAGTCAATCAACAAGATTAAGCGAGCTGATATTGAATCAATCCAAGGTGCAGCCAACCATCTCCTCCAGTTGTTGGTGACTTATAAATATCAAGAGCCAAAGTCTGAGATCGAAGTCAATGGCAAGGTGTATTGCTTTGAAAAAAACTTTGGATATGTGTCAACTGGGCAGATCATTGACTTAAAACTGATTGAGGATATCAGCCAAGATCCATGTCAAGCATTGGCAATCATGTATGTTGAGAAAGGCATGGAATATTGTCAGGAGGATGACAGGGGCAGAGTGTTGAATCCAAATGAAAATAGATACAAAGAATTCAAAGAGCATTTTCCTGGGGATGAGTTCTTAAATTTCTTTAGTTTTTTTTTGGACTTATCAGAAAAGCGGAGGCTCGCTATATTAGGGATACAGATGGCGAGGCAGAGGATGGAAATGATGATGATGGAGCAGGACTTAAAGATTCAGAGTGGTTCAGTTGGACAACTATCTTACATCGACTATCCAAAGAAATGGGAGTCAGTGTGGCAAAGATTACACAACAGCCTTATGTGACAACTTTGTTCTGGATGAATTATTTCAGAATAGTGGATGAGAACGAACAAAAACGCATATTAAGAAATGGCTGACTTTGATTTTCTTGAGGACTTTGGTATATCGGCTCAAGATGCAGAGCAACCAAAGAATGCTTATGATAGATTTATCATTGAGCTTTCAAATCAGCTTGCAACTGAGTTCAGAGACTATACAAAGAAAGTTGCTCAGAATACTGGAGCATTGGCGGCTTCAATCATTCCAGTACCAACTGGACAGCTGTCATTCAGATTAGAGGCAGAGGACTATTTTCCATTTGTTGATGAAGGGGTTAATGCTGTTGGAACCAATAATCAAGGGAGTCAATTCTCTTTCAACTATCCTGGAGTGTCTCACAACATGGCAACAGCCATTAGTCAGTGGAAAGGATTGGACATGTCTCATGCTTATGCTGTGGCATCCAACATCAAGCAAAGAGGATTGAGACCTAAGAGAATCACTGAGAATGTGATTAATGACCAGGTACTGGATAGGATTGCAAATGATTTGGCAGAGCTCACTGGTTTAATGTTTGAAATAAATTTTACAAAGAATGGCAGTAACAATATATGATGAGCCTCAATTGATTTCACCAGCTGGCAATCCATTGGTGTTCACTTTCAGCAGTGATCAGACTGCTCAACCTAATTTCAGCTTTGTTGTTGAGCTTTACATTGACTCAACATTGAGATTGACTCAAGAGGTATTTAGGCAATTCAATACTCTTGGAAGGATTGACGTATCTGAAGCTGTGCAGAGTGCAATTACCAATGTTATTCCAACCACAGCTCTTGAGAATGATGGATCACAATCAATGGTGACTTATGCTATCATTGTCTATGAAAAGTATGGGTCAACTCCGACAATTCAAGCCAGTGATACAAGCACAACATTGAAAGCCATCAATGTAGCTCTTGAATATGATGAGTGGGTGAACTGGGATTTTACTGATTATGATCCTAACTTAACTCAAAATGCTTTATTCTTAACATATTTTCCAAGATCAAAGAGAGCTCTTTGTGGAATGGATGAAAATTTTTATCTTGGATATTTGGAACAAACTGCATCAGCTGGTGTATCATTAGCTTGTGAGTTATATGATATACAAGGCAATGTGATTGCATCAGATTTTTCAATATCATTGACATCAGTTGAATTCAATATTTTAAATGTGGGACCACAGGCAATCATTGCAAATTCAACTATAACTCAAGTTGATTTTGATGATTGTTATAAATATTTTATTTACGTTGATGTTGCTGGGATTTCAAGTACAGAAACATTTTATATTTACATGGATCTTGAATGCAAGAGATATGATACATATAGATTGCATTGGTTGAATAAGCTTGGATCATTTGATTCATTTACATTCAGCCTGGTATCAACTGAATCAGCAACAGTTCAAACATTTGACTATCAGAGAGATCCTGGAGTATGGGATGGGACAAGCTACACATATCCTTTGTATTCTGGTCAAAAGATTCACTATGCTAAGACAAAGAGCAAGCAATTGATTTTGAATTCAGACTGGATATCAGAGGCAATTCAGAATTGGTTGGTTGATTCATTGTTTGATTCTCCTTTGGTTTATCTTGAGGTCAACAATGGAACTGACTTTGAGCCAGTGAAAGTAACCAACAATAACTATCAGCTCAAGACAAGGAGAAGGGATGGCTTAATCCAGGAGCAGATTACAATTGAAAGAACATACACATATAGATCACAACTGAACTAATGGCTGGAGAATTATTCATTAACGGCAGGCTTGTTGACATCAACCAAGATGCTCCATTTCCATTGACATTTAACATCAGTGACATCAAGGATTTGAATGCAAGGAAGGGCAACAAGTCCAAGACCATCACATTACCAGGGACAAAGAACAATACATCTTTGATGTTGAGTGTGTTCACTTTGAGTGCAACTGAGAATATCTCAGGGACAGATTCTGATTTCGTTGACTTTGATCCAAGCATAAAAGCTGAATGTCAGTACTACCAGAATGGATTGCTTGAGTTCAATGGTGTTGCTCAGCTTATGAGTTGCAAGCTTATGAATGGAGTATGGTCATTTGACATTACTCTTGTTAGTGATACAATTGACTACATCTCAAGACTGGCAAAGATCAAGGTTAATGAGCTTGGATTCTCAGAGTATAACCATGCATTAACGTACGACAACCAACAAGATACATGGAGTGGAATCATCCAGTTGAATGGATCTCCATCCACCAATCAAGACTCACAAGGGTGGACGGGCAGAGGTTATTACTACGGCTTGATTGATTACGGGTTCACACGTCCAGCACCATCCACCTTTGGAGTTGAACACATACCTCCTCAAGTGTTTTGCTATGAGATATTGGAGAAAGCATTCAACTATGCCGGCATCACATGGGATAGTAATTTCCTTGAGAGTCAATTATTCAAGAAGCTGTTAATGGCTTATCCTGGAGGAGATCTTCCAACCATTACACAAGCTCAAGCTGATAATGATAGTTCATTCACAGAGGAGCAGAATAATACATCTGGTAAAATCATAAATGGCACAACTCAAAACAATGGATCTGGACTTTGGTTTTTAAATGATTTAACTTTATTTGATGACTATGATGGATCAGTAACTCAAGATAATCTTGGACAGATTCAATCAACATCACCAATTCAATTTGTAGCCGCATCTGATGGATTGTTTACAATAAACTATGTCGGAGATCATGATGTAACTTTCACAACTGGAGGGACATTAATGTATGGAAATTATAAAGTTAAATTATTAATATTTAAAAATAATATACAAATATCAGATGACTTGATTTACCAAGGTGTACTTGATGGTAACTTAACTGGATACTCTGTTACATATAGCTTTGATTACACAAGACAAATCAATCTTTTAATAAATGATACTTTAACATTTAAAATTGTATACCAGTTAACTCAAGCTCAAATAATTGGAGGGGCAACAGGATTGCAAGGAATAACAACTGAGATTGTTAGTAATACAGCAACTCTTGAGATTTTAAAGCAACCACAAACATTGACAGCTGGAGGCACAGTGTATCTGGATGCATTCCTTCCTGACATGACATGCGATCAGTTCTTAAAGGGTATCATCACAGCATTCAACTTGTATGTCAAGCCATCAACAGCGGATCCAACAATATTGGAGATTGAGCCATTGTCTGATTTTTACAATGCCAGTGGTGATGCAATTGATTGGACTTATAAATTAGATAGATCCAAAGAGATTACAATTGAGCCAACCATTAATTTTAGTTCAAAGAATTACAAATTTAATTTTGAACAGGATGATGACTATTGGAACACAAGATATCTTGATGATGTTCAAAAGCAATATGGATCATTCTTGATTCAAAGTCAAAGTCAATTTGCAACAAGTGATACTGATTTCAAGTTACCATTCAGCCAAAAGCTGTTGGTTCGTATTCCAGAAGATTCACCTTCATCATTCACTGACTTGATTGTTCCAAGATCATTCCAAGTTAAGTTTAATGAGGATGGCACCAGCTTAATTGAAAAGAAAAAAGGCAAGCCATTCATTGTGCAGTTGGGTGGATTAAGAACTGGAGCATGGACTCATAGAGATGAGAATGGCGTGTCAAATGCAGAGACTGATTATCCTTATGTTGGTCATCTCAATAGCTTGGACTCTCCGACATTTGACTTTAACTTTGGTGTTCCGGATTATGTGTTCTGGTCCACAAGCAACTATCCAACCAACAACTTATATCTCTATCATGAGAAGTTTATCAAGGAGTTGATATCAAGATTTGGAAAGCAAGTCACTTGCTCAGTAATGCTGAGACCATCAGACATCAATAGCCTTGATTTCAGAAACTTAATTCAGATTGATGGAGTTGTTTATAGGTTACTGAAAGTTAGTGACTATCAGAGTGGAAAGAATACATCCACAGTTGTCGAACTGATTCGCATAATAGAGGGAGAGGGTATTCAAACAACTGTTGTGACTCCTCCTTATGATCCATTCACTGATCCATTGGTAAGGTTTACATCAGATGATGATATAAGGATTACAGATGATGGTCAAATAAGAATCATAAATCCATAAATAATGGGGATATTAATACAAGACATAACATCCAAAAGTGCTAAGATAGCAAGCACAGATTTAATTGAGATAGCTCAAGTTAGTGGAGCATCTTATGTGTCAAGGAAAGTAACTGGAGCAGAGATTAATGAGTTGAGCTTGGATACATCTCCACAACTTGGAGG